CCCGTTATAGTACTCACCCGCAGTTACGCGTAGTAACACCTGTCCAGACGTTGAGCTGTGACAAAAGCATTCTATTGCTGTAATAGAAAAACCCTCAAACAATACATAATATGTCATTGTTATTGCGCACTGCTGCCATTTGGCGGTATGTTGCCCAACCCCTCTTTCTTCAAGTGTTACCACCCCAAGAAATATTAAACATCTTCAAGAACTCAGCACTTAGCACCATCTCAACAACTACTGCTATTGCTCGGAATAATTCAGATGTCATCTACGGCACCATTTTTACCCACGCGTTTGGAATCACCGTATTATTTTTTGATAAAGTTAGACATGCCTATACATATGCACTCGAAAATTTAACCCCTTCTAACATATTATATAACACTGCAGCAATGATTGAACGTTTCATCATTGGAGGCAATTATAAATATGGCCCTGAACGTAAGGGTGAACCCACCTACAACCGAGATGCTATTTGGCCACCCGTTTATGATTATTCAACCCCAAGAACGATTACGTCCACTTTATTAGAATTCATCGACAACCATCCATACACCGCATTACTTACTACCATTACACTAATGTTTTCAGTATACTTCATTGCTGATCAATACGAATTAACAGCATATGATAAAATTAGATATTACTTGTCTAAATTTATTCATCATGCTAATCGTTTGAAAAGTAACCCAAAGACATTGATTCGAGCATTTCGAAACCACCAATTCTCTCCTGCCATCACTGGTAAGGAACGAAAAGGTGGCCATTCACATGAAGTGCTTGCAACCAATCGTTCCAAAATCAACCAATCTATTGAAACATTTATTTACGGCACGGGATTTAGACCATATGGAGTTCAAATGTCCACCTTTGACCAAAAACGAGGCATTGATGGATCCAGAAACTACTATTGGCCTAAAGACCAAGCTGTAAAACCCAGAGACGACCCTTTACGTGAATACCATATCCAAACATTAATCGATGTAGATTATTACAAAGATATGGAACAATTTTTAACTAATCCAGTACCCACTATGTTGTATACCATTAACCCTGTTACTGTAGCCAAAACAACCGAAGACTACAGTTATAACTTTGATAAGAACAATGTGTTTCATTACAAAGTTTCAGGATCCGGTGAATATACACATGAATTATGGAATTGGAATTTTGACCATTTCACAGTAAAGAAAAGATTCTGGGGAGTACCCTATTCCAGTGTCACCTACCAAGTAGACCGTCGTACCGTTGCACCTGATCGTGATGTGGTCCTTTTAACCCCAATGGTTTCATTGGGGTTATTAGGCACATTAATATCCGGTTTATTTCTACCAACTACAGGCCTTTCCAGATTAAAAGTTAATCAAGGCCCTTTCAACCGTTTAGAAATAAGATCTGCAGACAAACACACCATTTCAACTGCTGTCGTAGATCCAACCCAGTACACATCAGCCACTGTCAACATTGAAGATGATAATTATTTTTCAACACTTTCACGTATTATCTCCACACCACTAGCCCCTTTTCATGTAACCAGTCAATTAAAGTTACCCATGGACCAATCCAGTAGAGCCAATCGAGAAGCAGCCATTTTGGTTGCCTATCATAACTCCAGATTGTCACCACCAACTACTTATGCTGTCATGAGCAAGTTATTACCCAAAGCTATTGTACATATGTTATATCCAGCTTGGGCAGACAGAAATGATATCGTCTGCCCAGTTGAATATTCAACACGTGTCTACTCTTTTACTACTTCGTCTGTACAAGGACTCCCAATTCTAAGTCCATTCATGTCACCATTTCTTCCCAACTCTTATGTACCCCGTAAGGAAAGAGAAACAGAAGAACGTGCCGTGGAAGGTAGAATAAAAGAGGTTGCAGTAAAAGCGTTGCCAACCACAGCATTTTTAACCCAAGTCATGAATGAATTTACTCAACATATGTTTCCTGAACCACAACAACTACACCCAGTCGACATAGATAGAGTATACCAGCAACAACCTAGACCATCACAAAGATCTATCCTAAACCGAGCTATTTTCTTGCCACTACAACATTTTAAACAAACACTAATGGAATTCTTTATTAAAGCCGAATCCTATGCAAAACCAGCTGATCCTAGAATTATATCTACTATGAATGGCACCACCAAAATTGATGCCTCAAAGTATATGTATGCTTTAGCTGATCATTTACACGATGCATCTTGGTATGCATTTGGTAAAACACCAGCGGAAATTGCAGAAAAAGTTAGTTTTATTTGTCAACAAGCCCGTACCGGAGTTTCACTATCTGACCTAGCTCGTATGGACGGTCACATTTCCAACCTACTACGTGACCTAGATCGACAATTGATGTTACAAGGTTTTAGCAAAGAACACCATGAGGAGATTTTACACATGCTATCAAACCTACAAAATCTACAAGCTGTAGGCAAATTTGGAACTAAATATGATACTCTATTTGCCCAATGTTCAGGAGATCCTTTCACCGCTATTTTTAATTCCATGCGTAATCTATTTATTCATTACCTAACTTTTAGATGTACTAAAGTTGGAGAAGAATTTACCACCCCAGATAACGCATGGTTACAATGTCTAAACGGAGTGTTGGTCGGAGGTGACGACGGTATAGCAGCCGACGTCACTGAAGAACCAATGCAAAAAGCCTGTAAATTAGTTGGACAAGTTTTAGAGTATGATTTTACACCTTTTGGTCAACCTGGAGCCAATTTCCTATCAAGATTTTATACCAAAGAAGTCTGGTTTGGAGAGACAAACTCCTGTTGTGACATCAAAAGACAACTACTAAAGTTCCATTTAACCACTACATTAGCAGGTGTTACGCCAATTCAAAAACTAGTAGAGAAATCAAGAAGCTTTCTAATTTCAGACCGTAACACGCCAATCATTGGTCCATTTGCCATCAAAGTAATGCAAGTGGCCAATGATTCTGGCTATGTTAAACCACCTGATGCGGAAGCAGCAGCATTGAGATCCTATTTAACCAGAGATGGGGAACTTTGTCCAGTTCCCAACAATTATTCAGAAGATTACCATCATTTACTATTTAAACAACTACCTATTACACAGGCATCTGAAGAAATGTTTACATCCTGGTTAGAACAGGCCAATACGCTTGAAGCTCTACTTTCACCACCCTGCTTAACACCAAGGGAACAACCACTACCCCATCCAACGCGTGATATAGTCGTTGATGGGGTGGAGGTACCCGCTTCCACCCCTCCCGTATTACCACTACCAAAACCACCGACTGTGAATGTAATTAGTCTTGTTCCCAAGGCTAAACCTCAACAACCTCACAACAGTCAAACTACTAAAGTAAATACATTTAAAGGAGTACCACTACAGCCTAGACCAGATATACC